GCCCTGAATCGGGTAGGAGATCAGCCAATCCTCACCCGGCATATGAGGAAAGCCGCGAAAGCTCTCAAAATTGCTGAACTTTGTCTTGCAGGTATCGGCGCGCTTGTCGCACCCCGCCTCCAATCGCACCAGATCGCCCGGCGCCACATCCACGCGTAGCCCTTCCCACAGTTCGACCAGCCGCGCCCCGTCCAAATAGCGGTCATTCTTGACGATGCCGACCACCCCGGCGCCCGCGCCGCTCTGCACGATCAATCGTCCTGCCTCGAACCAGCGCGGCTCGAACGTGTCGAGCCCCGGAAAGCGGAACAGCCGCCCCTCCTCAACCTCGAACACCGCCAGTTCGGTGGAATACCCGGGCGCATTCAGGTCGACCCCGCAGCGCGCATCGCCCAGAACCGCCGCACAGGGTTTTTGATAGATCAGCCCCTGCGGCTGGCTCAGCAACTCCGTCAGCCCGCGCAGTTCCGCCTCGAACGCGCCATCCGCCCGCGTGATCTCCCCCAAAGTGCCGGAAAACTGCAGCACCCGGTCCTCGGGGCTCGCCCAGTTCACCAGCCAGACGCGCACCTCGGCCCCGTCAAACCGCCCGGCCAGAATATCGGCCTCGGTGATCGCCGCATCGCTCAGCGCACCCACCGCCTCGGTATTGTCAACCGACAGGCCCGTGGTCTGGCTCAATGCCTTCGCGGTCATCCCGGAATTCGGCTTGAATTCAACATTTTCGAAGGCAAGGTTCACATCGTGGTCAGTAAACCCCATCACCACCCCGTCGCGCCGTGCAACAGCCCACGCCCGGCACAGCGTCGTGGCGCCGCTTTCCAGATGGTCAAGGAAACGTTCAGACAGCGCCATCACACCCGCACCTCCACGATTGGCACGCGCGGCACGTCGCCCGCCCGGAAACTCGCCACCGAGGTCTGGATGCTGTCGGTATCGAACCGCACCGGCACGTCGAACTCGAACCCCGCCGTCACCTCGACCCCGATATCGGGCGCGTCGGTCAGGGTGACGATGCCGCTTGCGGTATCGACGGTGAAATGGATGCTCTCGACCAGCGGGTCGCCATCCACGCCCAGCTTCACGGTGCCCGCCACCGGCTTGGTGACCGGGCGCGCATAACTGAACTCGCCCGATTTGTAGGTCTTGATCAGCTGAAACGCCTTGGTCGCGCCATCGCCATGGGCGATCAACTGATCCTCGAAGTCCACCTCGTCCAGCGGCAGGCCCGATTTGAAATCCGACCAGTCCTTCCAGCGAAACCCGAAAAGCTGGCCGCGCCGCGCCTCGAAGAACGCGATCAGCGTCTCAACATCGTTCAGCGAGCGCATGCCCACGCCCGCGTCGTACCGCCGGCGCGCGTGTTCCCAGGGCGTGTTGCGCTCCTCGAACCCATTGGCCAGCGTCACGATCTCGGTGCGCCGCTCGGGCCCGCCGACCGAGCCGAAGCTCAGATTGGCGGGAAACCGGACCTCATGAAAATTCATGCCATTCCTCCATCAATGCCGGTCAGGGACATTCGCAGCCGCCTTCCCGCGCTCACCCGTTGCGCCGTCCGCGGCTCAGCGCGCGGCCCAGCTCGGCGGCGATCTGGCTCTGGCTCTTGCGGAACCCCGCCACGTCGGGGGTCGAGATGTTCATCACCACATTCACCGATTGCGCTCCGCTCTCGGCGCGCACGCCCAGCCGTCCGTCGGCGCCGCGGCTCAGCGGCATGATCGCCTCTGGCCCCGCCTCGCCCATCAGGCCCGTGCCGCCGCGCATCGGGAAATAGGTCGGCCCGCTGACCACGCCGCCTGTGGCGAAGGGCATCACGCGGCCTTGCGTGAACCCCGCGCCGCTGGCAAAAGGCACCAACGCCCCCACCACGCTTTCGATGCCCGAGGCGACCAGCCCGCCCACATGGTTCTGCACCGGGGTGATCGCCGCATTATACGCCGCGGCAGAGACCGAGGCGGACACCTCGCGCAGCGCGTCGCTCAGCTTCGCGCCGTCAAACACCAACCCCTCGAAGGCCGAGCGCAACCCACGCCCCACCGCGCGCGAGAGGTTCCCCACCTCGCGGCTGGTCAGCGTCACGCTTTCGCGCATCCGCGCCATTTCCCGGTCCAGCGCCGCGGTCACCGCGCTGACCCCGCCCAGCGTGGTTTCCAGCGCCGCCACCTGGTCGTCGAAATCCTCGATCTCGGCCATCACTCGTCCCTTTCGTTGGTGTCGGGAAAGGCCCGCGCCAGCTCATCCAGCCGCGCGCGCCCCATCGGCGCGGAGCCGCTGCCATGGCCCAGCATCATCAACAGCTCCGCCGGGGTCAGCGCCCAGAATTCAGCGGGCTTCAGCCCCAGCCCCTGCAACCCCGCCCGCATCAGTCCCGGCCAGTCAAACCGCATCGGAGGCCGGCACCGTGAACGCCCGGGTCAACAGCGCGGCGGCCACACGCGCGGCCTCCACCGGCCCGCCCGCAATCTCCGCCGCCGCCAGCTCGGCGGGCGTGCCTTGCCAGCCGCCGCCCCTGAGCCCCGCCAGCAACAGCGCCAGCACGTCGCGGGTGGAAAACCCGCCGCCCTCGAACCGTTCGATCAGCGCAATCAGCGTGTCCTCGCCCAGCGCCGCCTCCAGTTCCGCCAGCGCGCCCAGCGTCAGCTTCAGCACATGGCGCCGGCCGTTCAGGGTCAGCGCCACCTCGCCCTCCCAGGGGTTCGCCATCACAGCGCCGTAAAGCTGAGGACACCCGCCGAGGCCATGCTCAGCTCATAGGTCGCCTCGCCGTTATGCGACCCCGCATACTCGATCGAGGTCACCTGGAACGGCCCCTCGACCACGCCGAAATCGGGGATGATCACCTGAAACTCCGGCGTCTCGCCGTCGAAAAAGATCTGCCGCGCGCGCTCGTCGGTGCTGTCGTCCTTGAACACACCAGAGCCGCTGATCCCGGCCGATTTAACCCCCGCGCCGGCCAGCAGCTCGCGCCAGCCGCCCTGACTTTCCAACGAGGTGACATCCACCTGCTCGGCGTTGAAGCTGATGCGCGTGGCGCGCAGGCCCGCGATGGTCTGGAACTGGCCGTCGCCGGTCAGGTCGAGCTTGATCAGAAGGTCCTTGCCGTTTTGGGCCGCCATATCCGTTCTCCGAAATCAAAGGTTATTGGTCATCCACCCGGGCGCGGAAGGTAAGGTCGATGCGGCGCACGTCGCCGTCCTCCACCCGCCTTGCCCGCGCCCGGTCGAAAGTCAGGCTCACCAGGATGCCGCGCGACAGCGCCATGTCGGCGTCCACCAGCGCATCCGAAATCGCGCCGGCCGCCGCCTTGGCGCCGGCAAACCCCGCCACCGTGGTGACGACGCTGACGGTGAAGCTGTGCAGCGCCCCGTCGCCGGTCATGTCCGACCGGTCGCGGGCATCCTCTTCGCCCAGGCTGACATAAGTCTCGGGCAAGGGGCCCGGCGGCACCGCGTCATAGATCGCGCCGCCCACCAGCCCGGCCAGCGCGGCATCGCCTGCCAGCCGCTGATACACCGCCGCCTGCAGGGCGGCTGCCACTCCGTAGCTCACACCGCGCCCTCCTCTTCGGCAAAACAGGTCAGGTATCGGCCCTGCGCGTCGGCCTCGCTCACCGCAAGAATGCGGAACACGCGCGCGCCTTCACGGAACCGCTGCTCGGGCCGGGGGCGGGCCAGGTTGCCCTCGGGCGCACCGCGCACGGTGATGCGGTACGGCACCCGGCTGACCGCAGTTACCTCTCCCGCGCGTTCGCGCCCCGAACCCGCCTTCACCTCGGCCCAGAGCGTGCCCAGCACCACCCAGGTCTCTGCAAATCCCCCGGCCCCGTCCGACAGCCGCTGCGGCTCTTCCAGCACCAGGCGACGGGTCAGTTGCGGCGGCCCGCTCATGTCGCGCCCCCGCCCAGCACCCGCACCGTGCGCCAGCGCTCCAGCAGCGCCAGCACGCCAAACGGCATGCCGCCCTCGCCAAACGCCGCCTCGGACCGGTGCTCGTAATAATGCGCGCCCAACAGGTACACCGCCTGCGCCAGATCGCTGGGCATCGCGTCCCACTCCGCGCCAAAGCCCGCGTCGAAGACGATCTCCACCGTCCCGCCCAGCGGGATCGCCGGAAATAGCGCCCCGTCGGCGGCAAGCCGCGGCCGGTGCGTGTCTTTCTCGAGCCGGTAAAGGCCGTTATCCACCACCGTTCCGGCGCCCTGCCGGTCAAGGATCTTCACCTCGGCCACCGCGGTGACGGGCGCCACCGGCAACGGCTGGCGGTCCGCCTCGCGCCAGGCGGTGAGCTGCCACAGGAAGCTGCGGTTCAGCAGCACCTTGCCGGTGCGCCCCTCCACCGCGGCCATCGCGGCGCGCAGCACCGCCTCCAGCAGCACATCCTCGGCCCCGTCATCGGCAAACCCGGTGCCCAGCCGCATATGGTCCCGGAAAGCGGCCACCGGCAGCGCCGCGGCGGGCACTGTGGTCTGCTCGGTCAACATCATGTCGGTTATCTCCCGTGTGGCCCCTCCTCAAAGGGCGAAATCGGCGCGCGCCGCCCGCATTGCTCGGACGGAGGGAGCAGCTAGACAACGCCAGGCCTACCGGCGCGCGCCAGGGGCCGCCCGTGGGCGACCCCGCGTCCCGATCCTGGTTTAGGAGATCGAGAACTTCAGCAGCTTGATCGCGGCAAAGTCGCTCACATCGCCGCCGACGCGCTTGGTGGCATAGAACAGCACATGCGGCTTGGCCGAGAACGGGTCGCGCAGCACGCGCAG